ATTCACGGACTCATCAGTAGAGAGTAAACTTTGTGTCGTTTGGGGGATTTGTTTGTCGTACGGAATGTCCATTCCCGGGGACATTAGAAAAAGGAGGAGTGAGAGTTTGTCTCGAACTCCTCCCTTCCGGGGGTTGGGTCCACCCTTCCCTTCCCCCTTATAGATGTCGGACCTGCTTAAACCCAGTTGGGAACTGAGTTTTTAGAGTTACCGTTTGCTTGTTGTCTTTGGTCTAAATTCAGACCCAAAACCATGTGATTTGCTGATGCTTGAGGGTCATCAAAGAACTCTTGTAGCATAGCATTCCACTCAGTTCGTTTACGTTCATTAATTGCTTCTTGGGCAGAGATACCCATAGCATCTGTAAAGTATTGGACACCTTGGGCAAGACAATCAAGTCTGTCGTCATGTTTAACTGCACCTTTTTCACGACACATCCTACTCATTTGATAGAATAGCATATACATGAGTCGTTTTTCAGGTGCTTCATCTGGATTAGATCTAAAGTCCCATTCAATTACTGATTTATCGATGATGAGTCGATGTTGGTTGAGCACAGGTTCAAGACTGTCAATGATTCGATCTTCTTTTCTAACGGTTGCACGGACTTCATCAATGTCCATTTGCATTTTAGTTTGTTGTAGATGTTTTCGGAATAACTCACTAACAATACCATCACCAAAGTTAGTTTCAATAACGAGCTTAGTGGCACCATATTTCTTACAACCTTTTAGAATGTCCAAGAGTGTGTTATCACTATATCCATCTCTGTAAGCACGCATTTCGTGCAAGTACAGAAAACCGTTTCGTTGGGAGATATAAGCTGCAGCCGTTTCATCCGTGCCACGACCCGACGGATCAACACTGCAGATTGTTTCGGAGTAGGAATCCCAGTCTCCTTGGAGCTGCATTGGAGAGTAGAAATAGTCTCCAGGGAGCCCAACAATAGGGAGTTCTTTGATAACGTTTTTGGGATCGGAGCACCAAACGACTCCTTCGGGAGCAGACTTAGGGTTAACACTGGTAACAACCAGATCAGAGCATTTAAGCGGAAATTTGTCAGCATCGGATAAACTTGTGTCTAACATGAACTGCAACATAAAGTTGCTACGACCCATTGAAGCTTCACGTTCAATTAGGTCTTCATTATCAAATCTATCATCTGTTGGATCCCATTTCTCTGCACCATTGTCGATGTCTTCGACCAGCTGAGGCGCTAGAAGGCCCTCGTAATTAGAAGTCTTCCTTGGGTACCTAGCAGGCCAAACAAAGGGCTTGTAGGCCCTCTCAGCTAGCCGTTTGTACACTGTAAAGGTAGTCTGTGGTGTACCAAGGTACATAATACGGCTATCATTCTTTGGAGTAAGGATAGATTCAGCCTCTGTACAGAGTTGAAGTAGTTTTTCCCGCATCAGTTCAGTCATTGAGTTACCAGGAACTTCAATGTCATCAAGGATCATAAGATCTGCACGACTACCGGTAAGCTGACCTGTAATACCCACTGATTTAACAGAAGGTGCTTGGTGAGGGGAACAATTAATATCAAACGATACCCTAGACCAACGAGAGTCGTCTGATTTAGGGCGCATGTGAGCCAACCAAGGTGTTTCAATGATTAATTTTTGTAGAAAGATTGACATGTTATCTGCCCGTTCTTTAGAGGCAGAGATAATCATTATTTTTTTCTCAGCATCGTTAAACAAAGTCCAAAGCACAAAAGCACCAGTAATCCAGGATTTGCCAACACCTCGGAAGGCTTGGATTTGTAAACGCTTGGGACCGTGCTGTAAGTAATCAGCAATTGCATATTGTGCACGGGTAGGGTTAGGCAGATCAAGCTGCGCCCACAGAGCCTGTAGGAACAGCTTGAAATCATCTTTAAGTAGTTCTAGGGTGTTCATAAGTTACATACCACCGCCAGCAGCAAACCCTTGCCTTTCAGGATGATCAGCAGGTAATCCACGGAGGCGTTCTTTACGTTCTAATTGTTTTCTATTGTAAGTAGCAGTGCCTCCAATCATTGCACGACCGCCATCAATAATAAGGTTTATAGCGTCCGCACCTGTAGAAAGAAGTGCACCAGGGACAGCAGCAAGTGGATTATACGATGCGACATCTGCACCAAGTGACACACCTGAAATAACAGCTTGTGTTTGATCTAAAATATTTCCTGTTTGTTGAGCAATTTTAGTGCGTTCAGTAGTTTCTGCAGCACTAGCGGCTGTACCAAGAGGACCAACTGCTAAAATACCAGCTCCCGCAAGGCCAGTAGCAACTTTACGTGTACCAATTAACCGGTTAGAAAATTGCTGCACTTCAGGGGCTTGCGAAGGTACGGGTAATTCTGGCGCTTGAAATTTTAAGCGAGCACCCCCATTTTTTTCAAAATCAAAACTTGCTTGTCGTGCAGCAGGTGCCTGTTGTTGTAATTGTTCTACAAGTTGGGGTTTAATTGCACCTTCAGTTTTAGTAAGTTCAGCGACTAATTCTTGAATTTTTGCTGGATTATCAACGTTTTCTAAAACAGTTGTTTGTACTTTTGGAGCAATAGGTTTAAAAGCTTTTGTTGCAAGTGCTCTAAACTCCATAGGTGTTTCAGGTGCACCAAGAGGAATATCAGTACCAATACCGATACCTTCGGTAGCACCACGCATTGCAGCATTCCACGCTTGAGTAAGCGGAGCATCTGCTGCCTTTTGAGCCATTTCAAAAGTAACATCTAAAGCTTTGTCAAATCTTTTAAGAAAAGCATCGACACCTTCGCCTTCAATTACCGGTAACAAAGCGCCTGTTTTTTTGCCACTAAAATCACCCCCATGAGCAATAGTGTAATGCACCATAGCAGGTAAAAGTCGGATCTGTTTTGGATCCATACCCGACCTAATACCACGATCATATAAATTTCTAAAAATTTCAATACGTTCTTTTACAGGCATTTTCCTTAGATGTTGTCCAAGGATGTTTGCAGGAACCTCATGGTGCCCCACAAGTTTAGTTTGTTGTCCAGTAAGTGTAAAAATTTGAAGAGCATTTAAAGTTTTTTCGTCCATAGTGCGGACCATTTGCATGGCCTTTCTGTTTTCATCAGGAATACTAGCACTAGGACCAAACAACTCAACTAAAATTTCAGGTTGAGTACCACTAACAAGGTTTGCTGATCTTTCAAGTTTTTGTTTAGCGCTTTTACTTTTTTTAAAATCTTCAGTGTTTGCCCATTCTTCAATTTTTTGCAATAATCTAGCTTGAAACTCTTCAGCTTCTGTCATTTAAGTAATATACTCCATAATTAATTTTTCACGGAGTCTATTAACTCCAAATGTTTGTCTCATAAACGTGAGCCAGTTGTTACTTCCTTTGTTCTGATTACACACCAGGCAGGCTGGTACGACATTTTTAATGTCTGAGCCGCCACGACAACGAGGGCGGACATGGTCCAAAGTGAGATTAGATAAGTCATAAGTTTTACCACAATAAACACAAGTGCAATCAAAATGTTCCTTAATAGAGCGCCTCCACAGGCGCTTAGCTTCTGGTGAGGTCATGGCTATTAAGTTATAAAGGTAGTGATCAGGTGAAGGAAGTAATGGGGTCATGCTCGGCCTTTTCGTGCTCGGTTTTTAGATGCTTTTTCAAGGAATGTTGAACCATCCTTTTTATGGGAAACATCTTTACCGTCACCATTACCATAAGTGCCCCGTTTACGATTTTCTTTGTTTAGTTTTGTACGTTTTTTGATCTGTAGTGAACTAGCATCATACTTTTTTTGATATGATTTATAGTTACCGTTAGCGTATTTAGGACCGCTATGATTAGACTTTCGGGCCATAAAGTTTCCGTTGGACGAGTTCAGGGTCAACAGTTGGCATAATAGTTGCCAATTTATCTAGTGGGCTACCTTCAAAGGCGACACCACTGATGTCATTAGTCTTTAGCCAGTCACAAGCTGCTTTTAGGTCTTGTGTAGAAGCCTCACCCGATTTAATGCGGGCAAGGAACTCCTTAGTAACAAGATTATGTAGCTCGTTAAACTGATCTTCAGTCGCTTTCTTTTTCGACATTTGTTTCTTCCGTTACCTTTTTAGTTCGGGTAGATTTAACTTCATACCGAGTTTCACCAGGCTCGTTATACATCCTACTAAGTGCTTTATCAGCCTCAGCTTTTTTAGGGTAGTTACTGAGAACTTTACCAGTATAGGTGTCTACAAGTTGATAAGCCATAATTAAGAGTTTCTTAGTGCAATTTGGTCAATTTTGTTTTCAATTCGGATCATATGATCTTCCATTTTTTGAACGGCTGTTTCAAAGTCTTGCTTGGGTACATAACTTGTAGCAACGCGCAGCTCAAAAGTATCTAGACGTTTATCTAAATCAGTTATTCGGTTGT